ATCGTTCCGATGGTTTCGCTATACGTGCCACAGGGAACCATCTCTGGGTTGGTGGGCCTGCCGAAGAAGTCAGCCACTACGCGCACCGTACCAGCAGTCGTATGACTTCCCTGCACCCGCACTGCGACAGATGAACCCGCTTTCACAAAGAACGGAAATACAAACTCATCCCATCCGGTTGTGACGGCTTGCGTCTGGCCGCAGGAGATATTGGAAATCACCGCTGTGTAGCTTGTGCCGCCAGCAGGATCAACACCAATATCCAGCAAATGGTTCTTGGCTACTGCAGTCAAGTTGCCGCCACCCACAGCGATGTACATAAGCTGCGAGTCGTAGGCCATGTTCGCGCCAGTGGCAACCTGCGTCCAAGCGCCTTCCGCGTTCGTCGCCCCCGGTACGACTGAAGTCCCCGGAGTAGCCGTTGGCGCAGTGAAGTTGCTATAGTGCCAAAGGAAGGAGTTGAGCTTCTTGGGGAGCATCTAACATCAAGCCGACAGGGCGGTATAAGTCAGCGAAGAGCAGGACACGGTATCGCCTGCCGTAACGACCAGCCCGTTGCTCATGTTGATGTCCGATGCCGAGGCGGCGACGGCGCAATGGATGATGGCGGTGCCGCCCGAGGTTTGCAGTGAGGCGAAAGCCACCGTGCCGCCGGCCGCGTTTGTGTCGCTGGTGATCGCGCCGGCCGTGGCGGTCGCGCCGCCCGTGGAAAATCCGCCGTTGGCAGTGGTGGTCAGCGCCAGGTTGGCGACGACGGTGCTTGGCGCGGCGACGGTCGAGCCGGTGATATGGAATTTAAGTCTGGCGCTGGTGCCGATCAGGTTGGTAACGGCATCGGTCGCGGCGGCGCGTGCGGTGGTGGCGTGGGTAACGGCCATAGCTTAGTGCTCCTGTTCGATGGGTTGCGGGGTTGCGGGCTGCGGTTCGCCATCGGTGACGACGCCGGCCATCTGGTATTCCTCGACGAGGCCGGTTTCCTTGCGGGTGATTTGCAACGTAAAGCTGACTTCGCCGATCTGGCCGTTGAGTTCTGGCATGGGTTACTCCTGTGCGGCGGGATCGTCAAAAGTCGGCGCTGGCGTGACGGCGGCAGGCTCTTCTGCGACGACAGGCTCGGCAACGACGGGCACTTCGGCGACCGGCACTTCGGCGGCGGCTTTGGCTTTGCGCACGGGCTTGGCGGGCTTGACGGGTTCGCTGGCCTTGACGTATTCGGCAACGCAGGCTTCTTCGACGAGGTGCTTGGCGAAGGCTTCGCTGACGCGCGCCAGGTCGCCGCTGGAAAAGCCGCCGATGACGCTGTTGGCGCCGCTGGCCTTGAATCTGATCTGGATCATGAGAACCTCCAAAAGAAAACGGCCCACCATTGGGGCGGGCCGTTTTTAGGCTGCCGGCTAATTAGGCCGGGGTCAGGTCGCCACCACGCACTGCCGCAGGAACTTCGGTGGCCAGCGCCAGGCGACGCTCGGCGCGCAGGGTGATGAGGTTCTTCGTGAAGTTGTCGCTATCCGAATCGCTCATTTCCACGACGACGCCTTCGCGGTTGTGGATCATGTAGGCACGCTGGAAGGCACCGACCTGAAAGGTGTCGGCGGCCATGCCGATTGCCTGAATGACCGGCAAGCCGAACAGGCGCGGCTGGCCACCTTCGGAGACGCTGTAAAGCGTCTGGCCGGCGGCGGTGGTCATCAGTTCGATTTCCATGGCGCCCCAATCGGCCGGGTTGAGGACGATGGCGTCGGCGGGGTAGCCGGCGGCATACAGGGCGGCCATTACCTGGCGGATCAGTACGAACTTCTTGAGCGTGGAACCCAGCGCGGCGTTGGCGATGCCGTGTGCCGTGTAGTTGCCGGTATCGTAGGTGCCAGAAATGTTCGGCGCAGTGCCATCGCCGACGACGAGCTGCGTATCAACTTTCTGATTGACGCCATAACGCATGCGTGTATCCACATAGGCGGCGAGCGCGGCATTGTCACCGGCGAGCTGCTTACTGATCTTGATCCAGTGCGCGACGGTGGAGACCGGCATGCTGACCAGCGACCAGGTAAGTGCGGATTCTGCCTTGGCGGCACCTTCTGCGGCTTCCGCTGCCGAGTTCGTGAAAGATGCCTCTTTCGTGAATTCGATGGCGTTGCTCGAGGTGACGGTGGCCGGCAGCAGGGATTCCATGGAGAACGGCAGGAATGCGCCCGCGACGATGCCCGGCTTGCGATCCGGCGCGACGCTGGCATCGGCGCCAGTCAGGGTGTTCTTAACTTCGACGCGCAGCTTGTTGAGGTTGCCGCCGGCAAAGTCGGCGTAGCGCGCATTCTTGACGAATTGCTCGCCCCAGCTTTCCACGTTGCCACCCTGGTTGGGCATGGCGATGCCGCGCTGCTTGAGTTGCAGGATCTCGTCGGCCAGCTCGCGCTGCTTGATGCCCAGGGCGTCAATGGCGTTTTTGGTGTCGGTGGATACGGTGCCGGCGGCTTTGGCTTCGGCTTCGGCTTTGGTGGCGAAGGCATTGATCTTGGCTTCGATGCCTTCGACGGCGGTCATTACGGATTGAATATCAGACATGCTTTTCTCCTGAAGAGGATGTGAGTTACAGCGGGATGCGCACGGCGGTGATCCGAGCTTCCAGATCGGCCATGGCTTTCGCTTCAGCAGCGTCTTTTTCCAGATCCCCTGGTGCAAAGATGAGCTTGGCGCGACTGGTTAGCGCGGTAGCCAGTCCTTTACTGAGGCCGCCTGCATCCCGCAGGAAACGCTCAAAATCTCTGATGGTTTCAAGCCCGTCGATGTCTTCGGACTTGATGCTGGCCAGATCGACGCGGGCGGCATCGTCGGCGGGAAAGGTGACGATGGAGACTTCGACGAGCTTCGATACCTTGCGAATGACGCGACCTTCTTCGGTTTCGTCAAAGTCGCCTTTCTTGAGGTAGTAGCCAATCGACAGGCCATCGACGGTGCCGTGCTTGAGCGCGGCGCGCATGGCATCGGATTGCGGATTTCCAGCGGTCAGCTCGCCTTCAACGAACAGGCCGTGTTCATCTTCCTTGGCGGCCAGCCATTTTCCGAGCGGCAGTGCATAGCTGTCGTGGTTGAAGAACATCTTGGGCTTGCCGTGACCGCGCAGCGTGGATTCGTAAGCGCCACGCAGGATGGTGTCGCCGTAGGTATCGACGCCGCCAAAGACGGAGGCATAGCCGGCAAAGCGACCGGTATCCGCGTCGAGCTTGATCGCGGCATCATTGAGCGATAGGGTCTTGTGCAGCATTACTGCCTCCTTTTACTTGGCCAAGCATGTCGATGGGTACGAGGTTGACTTGAGCGGTGAGCGCGTCGCCACCGTCGATGGGCGGCAGGTTTTCGAGCTGCCGGCATTCGTTGCGGGTATAGATGCCGTTTTGCGTGCCTTTGCTGTAGATCTCCATGCGGTCTTTGAGGCTGGAGCGCAGCAGGGCATCAAAGCTGAATTCGGTATGTAATCCACGCGCCCGCTGCGCTGGCGTCAGCACGCGGCGCTGGATGGCTTGCTCGATGCGCTCGAGCTGCGGGCGCAGGGTGAATTTGTAAAAGCCTTCGATGATCTGCTCGACGCCGGTGCCCCATGTGGTGGTTTTGCTGGTGTCGTTGATGAGCACGCTGGGCACGCCGAACCAGCGCGCCAGATCTTCGACGGCAAAGCGGCGCGTCTCGAGGAGCTGAATGTCGGCGGGACTCATGCCGATGGGGTCAAACTTGAAGTTGGCTTCGAGGATGTAGAGTTCTTTTTGCCCGCCGCTGGCGATTTCGCCGAAGCTGTCGCGGAGCGCGGCGCGCTGCTCTTTCGATAGCACCTTGTCGGTCATCAGCACGCCGGGGCGGCGGGCTTGTTTGCGATAGGTGGCGGCGGTGTGGTTTTGCGCGGCGATGGCGAGGCCGACCGAGGCGCGCATGTAGTCGAGCGGACTCATGCCGACGATGCCGTTGCCCATGCCTTTGATGTGCAGGATCTGCTCTTCGGTGTAGATGATCACGTCGCTGTCGAGCGTGTAGCTATAGACCAGGCTGCCGTCGGGATGGGCGCGCACTTCGACTTGATCGGCGGCCATTGGCCAGAGCGCGTAGGCATTGCCGCTGGCGTCGCGCTCGATGCGGGCGTAGGCGTTGCCACGCAGCACCAAGTTGAGCAGCATGTATTCCCAAAATTCCTGCGCGGTCTGGCGGCGATTCGGGCTGTCGTGCATCACCTGGTAGAGCGACTCTGACCGCGCCAGCGTGCGGCGACCTTGATTGTCGGTGACATAGACAAACAGCGGCAGGCTGGCGATGGTT